ATAGCATCTGCCATAGCCTTGTACTCGTTTCTAATCTCTATCCAGTCTTTCTCCATGCTGTTTAACTTAGCAGTAGATGCCGCAGCATTGTCCAAGACTTCCTGTTGCCTTTCTTTTATATTATCCAACAATGTAGATAGTTCAGCCAACTTACCCTGCAAGTGACCTAGGTCGTTGTCTGTAATCTTTGTTTCTATCGCAATGATTTGTTTTTGCATAGGTCCTATATCTGGGATACTGCTAGACAGACTTGCAACACTTGCCTCTAAGTTATCTATTCGACTGACAAACTCACTAGCGGCCCATATACCACCGCCGATGGTTGTAGAAAAAGACATCAATATCGCTATGTAAACACCCTTAAACTTGACTCCCCCAACGTCAAGCTCTATATCCTCAACACCCATTAAAGACCGCCTAGATTACCGTTCTGATTGTTGTAATTTGTAGTTGGATTTTCATTCGTAACTTCTATAACATCTTGAACCAACTGTACTGGGTCATAGAGCTTTGCGTTTATATTATAACCAGATCCCATAGATGCCACATTCTCTCCTGAACCGTAGCTGTAAGCGCTGTACATCTCATTAATAGTAACGGGAGGGGTATCACCGTAAAAGCCGTCATAGACCTCTGCAGTAGCTTGTGTCCACCCTATATTGGCATCGTTGTTAAAGAATACACCTTGGAGCACAGTATTGGTTGCATTATCCCAAGTAACTGTTAATTGGTCAGTCCAAGCATCGTAGGCCACTGTAGAGTTAGTTATGTTCGATAGCGTAGCAATGCCATCGTAATTGATCATAGCGAGTGTTGCTGAGTCCTGACTCGCCCAGAGGCTTGCTGTAGCCGCCTGCGCTTTATCTTCAATAGTATCCAGTGACTGATTAAAGGTTTGGACTGTCGATTGGTCAATCTGTACATCATTTGCGCGAATGTAATTCTGCAACTGTATACGTTCATCGTCAGTTTGAGCATTAACAGCTTCAGTGTAAATTGCTTCCGCTTTAGATATTTCTGTAGCCGAGTCTGAGAACATATCAATTGCTGCTTGCATCTGGTCCATATTTTCTTCATAAGAGTCCACCAGTAAGTGTTCGGCTGAATAATAGTTAGCGTTGGCTGTATCGAGTATAGATTGGTTGTAGTAAGCGACTTCTACTAAGTCTATCTTGTGGCTATCTGTACGCCCTGCTACCGGCACAACAGTACCTGCAACGCCTGTAGGGTCAGTTGGTACACCCATTGACATCTCTATCACACTGGCTTGAGCATCGCTGACTTGAGTATTGATGTAATTAGCAGTGTTGACCAGCTCTTGTATTTCTACAAAATCACCGATAGGACGTAAAGGGTTGATGTTGGGATCAATGAGGGACCCAAAGCTAACGGCTTGTGGATAGTAAACCCCAGTGTCACCACTCAGTTGTGCGGAAACTAGAAGAGATAGACTTGCCGCTATTTTCTTTTTGTTCATCTCCAGATTCTCCATTAATTCCTAAAGCTATATCAAAGTATTCTTTGTTTTTTTCATACCCGACAACAAATAACTTAGGCTTCCTTTTCATCGTTAAATAAGCATTCTTACCAGCGACTACCTTACCATTTACTATCAGAGGACAAGGGGTTCCGCTTTGGAACATACTAAGCCAGATTTTATCCGACTGGCACATCCTGGTTATAGATGCAATCTTCATGTTAATTGAGAAGAGAACTGTAGCATCCTTACGCCGGTTACACTCTTCATCCTGTATGTACTTACCAGTGCTGATGCCTATCTGTAAAGTAGATACGCCGCCGCTGGTAGACTTTAGGCAACTATCGTTACCGCCTGACATCAAACTTGGAGCTACTGCCGAAGCAACAGGTATCTCACTGGCAGAACCAGCACCGTTGTACTGATTCGTGTTAGTGGTAGTCTCATTGTTTGAATCGACAGTCGCACCCTGCTGATTGGTGTTTAAATCACCACTCTGGGTTGAGGTATTGCCGCTATCCGTCTGGGCGTAAAGATCTACAGGAAGTAAATACACTACCAAGAGGACAGTACATAAAATACTCAGTCTTGAGCTATATTCTTTCATAATGAAAAGAACTTTGCCACTAATCTAAGTTTTCGCCAGCAGCAGATAGGTAGTCGCCTAAAGCCATCATAGTCTTAGGGTCGTTTATAATAAAACTGTATAAGGCTTCGTACCCGTCAATACTTATGGTTATAAGCTTATCCTGAGGTAAATAGTCAACTAATAGCTTCTTGTTGCTTTCGCCATCATCGATGACCATTGATAGTGATTCAATCATGTTATCCTCTCCAATTGTTCTTTGATTTGTTTTTCCCACTCCTCAATCATCTCTCGATAATCGGCGGTGTAGAGCTTTTTGGGTTTATTAGCATCAGCCAACATCTGCCTTACCATCTCATCGCCGTACATATCCTGCATGTATAGCGTGTAATTCTGTGCAGCAGAGCCATGCTTCATACCAAACTGGTTACAATATACGCATTGGGGGTGAACATTCTCTTCCTCCAAGGCCCAGTAGGAACTAGACCCTTTAGGAATAAAGTGACCACCTTGCATACCCTCGTTCCAAGGCTTTGTACAGCCGCAGGAGACACAGGAGCAATACCCGTTATCATCTGCCGCCTTTAACCTTACAAGCTTCTGTAGAGCCTTTAAGGCATCTTTACGAAGCTGTTGTGCAGTCTTAGCCTTCTTTTTTGGCATACTTCAGTTCATTCTCATGTTCAGCGGTTGACTTAACATTGATGTATGTACAAGAATTAACCAGAATACCCTTGCAGAAGTAGCCTAGAAGATCACCTTTGGCGCTATGGACTGGCTCCAATAAAGCGCCGCAGTCAGGACAAGGGTTCACTGTGACACCCATTAGAATGGCACATCGTCTTCAAAGTCGTCACTTCCCGCCGGTGCAGCAGCTTTAGGTTCATCTTTCTTCCAAGCATCTTTCTCTTGGATAGACATACTCATAAAACTCTTACCTGCTTGGGACTTCTTAATCCAGGCAGATACCTCAAAGTCTTTACCGCCAACATTCAGTGGTCCTCGGTAGTCAGGCTGATTGCCCTGCTTACCATCGTTCTTAAACAATGCACCAGAATTGGTGTTATCATAATCGCTCATTTTATGCTCCCTTCAGTAGTCTACGTTCTTCAGTTGTAAACGGTGCAGAAGATACCTTAGTAGGTGCCTTCCACATCGCTCGTTGATCGTCTTCTTCAATCTCACCAAATGCTTCTTTAGCGAATTGTACATTCTGTTCACTAGGATCGGCTAGTAAGTCTTTAACAGCGTCTACAGACTCCTGGTTGCGCTTAACGGCCTGTAAGCATAGATCCCATTCACTTGGCCCTTCTACAAGCTCAAGTGACTTTCCCCGCATCATCGCAGCCTCTGCATCATCGTCAGCAGTAGGTATACCAGCCATAGCCTGTAACGCATAACGTCTAGCGTAGGTTATCGCACTACCGCCGGCTTGTGGGTCAGACTTGGTTATGGGTAAGTAGAACTCTGACTCAATGAACTGACCAGAGGTATGCATGAGGATTGTCTTAACACCGATACCTTTGCCACCATCAGAGGTAGTAGGTAGCTGCACATAAGACAAACCGTTCTTATTGAACGGCTCTTTGATAGCTTTGATTACGCTAGTAAGATCAGCGTAGGATGATTTAAAGAATGGATTCTTAGCGTCTTTGACAGCGCCTCCCATCTCATTCTGGGCCTTACATAGAGCTGTTGCCAGCTCGTTTAGGTTTTCTGACTTATTCATTTTCTTCCTCCTCGACTTCGGGTAAACATTCTTCACATACCCAAATTAAATTTTTAGTTGCAGTACAAGGTGACCAATCATCATCTTTAAAATCATTGCAGTTTTCACAAGTATAGATGGCCATCTTAATTATCGCCCTCTTCCTCTTCTGCTTTAATCTTTTCTAAACGTATAGATGCTTCACCCAAGATCGGATAAATATCATAGTGCTTAATTAGCCATCCATGTGGGCATAAACTAATCCAATTAATAAAAGCTTTCTGTTCAGTGTTATCCATATCCCTCTCCTAAAATGGTATGTTATCGTAATCAATAGAATCTTCTTCTAAGTCATCAAACACTAGGTCAGCTAAATCTTCTAGCCATCCTAAGAACTCCATACGATTATAGCCCATATTCTCGGCTGCACATCGTAATGTGGACAAAAGTTCATGTTCGATAGATGCTTCAGCATGATCTGCTGGAAATGTATCTGGTTCTTCGATAGGTACTAACTTTTTAATCTTGCTCATAAACCCTCCAGTCTACTTGATAATACTTGCCACGCCTTCGCAGCAGTTTGTGGAACTACACCATTACCTAAAAGTCTAATCCTGTCAACCCTGTCGGCACACCCATCAACCACTCTACCCACTCCGGGTTCAGGTTGCCAGTTGGCTTGTTGGGGTCTTTGATCTTGGCACACAGATAACTCCGCTTCTCCATATGCACCTGGCTTTTGCTCCCCACTGGCCCGCAATCTTTGTACTCGCTGGCTCTCGGTGTCGGCCATGATATAGACTCGCTTTCTTTGGTGAGGAGCGCCGACTTCACGCGCTGAGAATATTCCCCACGTTGCTCCGTAACTATCTTCTTCCAAGTCGCTGATGACTGTGGAGAGTCCCATCGAGATGTGTCCTTCGACATTTTCGAGGAAGACTCTAGAAGGCTGTATTGTGTAGATATGCTCTCGGATGTAGGGCCAGAGGTGTCTTGGGTCTTTTTCTCCAAGTCTCTTGCCCGCCGCTGAAAACGGCTGACAGGGATAGCCGCCAGTGATGATGTCAACTGCATCTCGAAATAACTCTGATGGGAAGGTTTTAAGATCCGTGTAAATAGGTGCGGGATCCAACTGACCCTGTTCCATCTTTGAGACCAAGTTCGCAATGGCGAAGGCTTCGATCTCCACATAAGCGATGACTCGATGTCGGATTCCAGCAAGGTCAAGTCCTCTTTCGATTCCAGCGTAGCCACTGCAAAAGGACAAGACAGTTGGTAGTTCTTCGGTATTATCCACATCATTCCCTCCAAGGATTGTTTAGTGGCTGGCTCGGTAAGCTTCTTCAGCAATATCTTTCTTTTGCTGGATCAAAAAAACATACAAGTCTCTGATCTCGGCCTCTAGTGCAGCCTGACGATCAACTTCTTTCTGGTAAGTTTCAAGACTTTGACAATACTCGCCTTCTAATTCGTGAGCGTCAAGATAAGACACAAAGAATATCGCTAACAGGAATGATACTATATAAAAGAAATATTCGTTTTTCATTACTCTCTCCAAAGATAAATTAAAATTACTACTACAGTTAAAATTGCTATAAAGTTCCCACCAAATAAAAATAAATCACTCATCGTCACACACTGGGCAGTATGTTTCGTGAGTTTCTCCAGCTCCATTGCAAGTAGTGCAAATAGTTCCATCGTGATAACCCTCTCCTGATCCATTACAATCATCGCAGTGCATAAACTCTAACTGTGAGTTACACTCTTCACACTTCCCTACAATTCTTCGTCTTCTCATAATTCCCTCCAGAATTTGCTTGACTCAGGAAGAAGCCTAGACTACATTTGAAGCCTAGTCAACAAGAGAGAGGAAAAAAAATGGAACAATATCTTGAAATAGTAGGCTACTTCGGTACTCCTAACAAAGTAGCGGAACACTTCGGCATCAAAGTTCAGTCAGTGTATTCTTGGAAAGAAGGCATACCAGAGCAAAGATTACGAGAATTTAATTTAATAAAAAAAATGCGAGGTGAGGAATGTCAGCAGACGACTTGATAAGCAAATTAAGCTACGTCAAAGAAGTAAAGCCTCGTAGAGATCACAAGCGATCCTGGATAGCACAATGCCCGGCACATAATGACACAAGCCCTAGTCTTTATGTTGACGAGGGTGCGTCTGGAAACGTCTTGATCAAGTGTTGGTCAGGTTGTGGTGCAACTGAAGTCATTGACGCTGTCGGGGTCAACATTGGTGACTTGTTCCCTGATGATAGTTACAGCTCAAGATCAAGGAGGTTCAAAAAGGACTCAAACTTTCATGAGCTGCATTTGGAAATCTCGCAGAACCTTAGAGATAAGGGCGAGAAGCAGAGTAAGGCTGACAAAGATTCGGAGCTGGAATCTTATCTAGCTCTTAGAGGCCCTCAGTGAGCGCTAGGGCGACATTCTGGGCTTGGGAGGTAGATATACCTTCATCGGAGAAGCTTGTCCTGCTTTGCTTGTCAGATTGCCACAATGCAGATACGGGTCAGTGCAATCCCAGTGTGAGCTACATATCAAAAAAGACATCGCTGGATAGGAAGACTGTTTTGAAATCTTTGAGGTCTTTGAGCGATCGAGAAATACTCAGTAGAGCCAAGATAAAAGGTTCTAGTAACCAGTATTTCTTGGTTATAGGGGGTAGCCCAATATTGGGACATGGGCAGTCCCATATTTCCCCAGAACCAGTACCAAATTTGGGACACAAACCTATAAATAAACCTAAAAAGAACCTACGCTGGGAAAAAGGTGATATGGAAACAGTTGAATCCATATTCAATTTACTCCTAGCGTTAAACCCAAAGCATCGCAAACCAAGCATGGATACATGGGCCAATGAAGTGAGATTGATGCGTGAAAACGATGGTCATTCCCATAGCGAGATCATGGATTTATTTAGGTTTGCCAATAGCGATAACTTTTGGAAGTCAAACATCCTCAGCCCAAAGAAGCTGCGGGAGAAGTGGGATGTGCTGACAATCAAGAAAGGTGATACAAAACAAGCACCTACGGAGGTATGGATATGAATAAGATTGATTTAACGGATAAAGAATTGCTTGGTTTTATCGGTAAGCAGGAATCGCAGGAGATAGGAAGCTTTGACTCCTACAGCGATAGGTTAGTCCACCAGATGAGTCATGGCACCGGGTTGATCGGCGATAAGCTACCCTGGTCTAAGACTCATAGCGCAGTGAGATTGGGTGAAGGTCAGATGAGTATCTGGTCAGGTATCAATGGTCATGGTAAGACTTTGCTACTAAGTAATGTTTGCACTTACTTGATGGCCAGAGGTCGCAGAGTGTTGGTTGCATCTATGGAGATGAAGCCAGAGGAGACCTTGCAGTGGATGTGTTCGCAAGCAGCAGGTTGCGCTCCATCAAAAGAGTTTGCGCTAGGCTGGCTGGATAGGATGAAAGATGTAGGTCACATTTACGACTGTCTTGATAAAGTCCCGCAAGAAAGAACCTTGGGGCTTGTACACGACGCATGCTAGGTGTTAGACATTGACGCCTTCGTGTCGC